TCAGCAGAGCCACCTTGACACGCTTGCTATCTAGGTTCTCAGTAGCGAGCTTGAGACCAAGTCCCAAGTCACCAGCTTCATCAGGCACCAGCTTCGATCCATTGAGCGTGAAGCTCTTGACCGTACCCTGCGGAGTGGTAACCACCACCTTACCCTTAGCATCGGAGGACATGGTAACCCCATTGACCTCTATGCTCTGCACGGGGAGGACATGGTAGTTACCATCAGCACCTAGGTAGCTCGATTGCTTCCCATCGGTGTTGATCTTACTCAACTTCTCCCGATCACCTTCGGTAAATTCAAGCCTACCTAATGCCTTTTGAACGTCCTTCGTAATGGTTTCAAGTGCCGTTTTAAGAGATTCTGTCGATGGTTTAAGCTCATCCTTTAGATCTCGCTCAAGCTCGGCAACTCGACTCTCAATAGCTGTATACTCATGGCGCATCGCTGTACCGATGCGGGCGATAGCCACCCATCGTACTCCCGTCCACATGCAAACGAGCCCGCTATTCGGGTCAGTCTGAGCTGTAGACTCCTGATAGATGGCTACGAGATTCCCTCGGCGCAGGGGCTTGCCATTATCGCCAACAGGCGCTGTATCAGCTTGCATTGCCTCGAGCGTCGGGTACACCTTACCAATGCCCAGGGTAGAGCCATCTCGCTCCATCCCCTGAGTGTAGTCCGTCAGATCAACAATCAGCTGACCTACTTCCTCGGGAGTGATCGACCCTGCTTCAATCTTACGAGAGAGAGCCTCTGCTCGACCTCTGATATCATATAAAGTTGCCATGTATATCTGTGTTATCTGCTATCTGCGTCGGGGTGGAGTTTTTTGTCTATCAAAGGTGCTTCCTCCATCTTTATCACGGGCACGAGGCGGTAGATTCTGTCCACCTGACTCCGACGAATTATTGTTGATACCTGCACCAGCACCATTATTCTCTTCATAGTCCCATGAGATAAGAATAGACACATAGGTACGATGAGATAAAGTAGCATGCGAACGGCTAAACCCTTCCCCTAGCGTCTGACGGCAAATAAGCTTGCCGTTTACCATATCGATATTTGTAGGAGGCATATCTGTACCCACGAAGGTGTATCTCCCTGACATATTATTGATGCCAGAAAGTCGGAATATCCCAAAGTGACCAGATATCGGAATAGCATCTGTTTGCTCAAAACAGAGTGTAAGGATCCCACTATATCGAGAGAGCTCCTTGAAGGAGACAAGCGATCCCAGACCATTGTAACTGAAGCTGAGTCGGGGCGATCGGGCAAAGTCTACCCCCAAACGTGGGAGACTGATATCAGCAACATACAGCCCTGTTTCAGGTGCATGTCTTGTTGAGACCAGCTGAGCGGTATAGATAGCCTGGGTATTGTGCTCAGAGCCATCCTCGAACACCTTACTACCTACCTCCGTTTTAGAGAACACCCAGTAGAAGGTATCCTCTTGGTTAACTTGATCAAACTTCCCCTCAGATACTCGATAGATATCACCCTGATAGGCTATATATCCAGCAGACCATCGGTGCGCAGATGTAGCCTTTTCATAGATGATTTCACACCCACCGAGGACACAATCCCCCCAGGAGGATATGAGTGACTGAAGAGGAGAGGTAGCAACTTCTTGGAGAAATTCTAGGTCATCAAGATGGAGGGGTTGCCCCCCCTCGTGGATTAGAAGCTTATTCATAAGGATAGTATATGATCTTATATTTTCGCCCTGCGGGCTTATACTGTTCGATGATTCTTATAATGCCCTCTTCCTCTTTCTGAAGGAAATCAGGGATGTAGACATAAAAATCAGGTTCTACCTGACTTGCATTCTCATAGTAGAGATGTATTTTTCTGTTGTTCGCACTTACTCCATGCAGATACATAGGGCTCTGTACCTCTCGTTTATGGTAGAGGTAGGGTTGCTTGTGCTCAGAATCCACGATGTATATATCTCCCTCCTTAAGCCTGTATGCCCGCCTTAAAGTATCCTTAAGAGAGAGGGTCTGCCCACCAGATGACAGCCGTTCCTTCGCCTCACCTTGCAAGAGCCGAAATTGAGTGAATATCCATACCAACGGCAGGAGGAATACTTTCAGGAATGCTCGCATAACATCCCCTCGAAGAATCGGCGGGAGCATCTGCCACCCGAACTTTTGCACATCGAAGTTGTACCACATACTATTGTTTGACTTTTGTATTCTCCAGGTCTTGAGCCTGTGTCTTTCTGAGTTTCTGACCAGCCCAAGACACCACCGCAGATTTGAGACTCGCTCCCCCATCCTGCGGAATGGGAGTCCATGTACTCATCACCTCTTTTAGGTCGTTGAGGTCTTTCTCTAATGAGTTCAACTTCCTTGTTAGTTCATTGACGAGCACCAGCCCTCCATGATGTCCCCCATTGATGATGATTTGATCTGCTCGATCGACTGACAAGATGACAAGTTGCTCGTAGCCTCCAGTGAGGCTACCCACGATGACACCAGAGCCTACAGCAGGTGTAACCAAGAGCTCCATATCATCATCCGTCGTTGTTGCCCTGAGGCGTATATCAGGTATCGGCAAGCCATCGATGACCACGGTACATGTGCTTCCCTCGACGCTCTCTACGACACCTTGGTAGAGACAAAGCTTCCCCCCAGGTAGTTTCTTTAGTCGCTCCAGGAGCTCTCTATATGCGTCCATTAGTAGATGTAGGATAGGGTTGTAGTGAGGGACGGAGCGAGAAAGCACCCCGAACGAGCTGAGTAGTTATTCCCCTGAATGATACGCTGTGTCCCCTTATGTGGTTCTGCGGTACATTCACCAAGCTCTACATCCAGAACTCCCTCAACCCTTTGGATCGCATCTACCAACTTCATCTTATTGAAGACACCTCCATAAGTAATCTCTCGTAGGTAGGTACGTATAGCGTCTTCTACAGGTCGCTTACCATCCCTGATACTTACTCCGCTAGGTAGATACACGAGGGGATCTAGCTGTATTTTTGCCTTGATGGAGAGGGTATCTGCAGGAAGTGATCGAACAGCAAGCACAACACCTGCAATCTTAATCGATGACATATATGCAGTAAAAGAGCGAAGCTCGTCCTCTGTGAGAGGTTCAGGGAGTCCATCCCTCTCTTTACTGACAAGTACCTGTATGCTCCCTCCATGATCTTTGACTGCAACATAACGAACCAGCCTCTTACTCTCATCCACAGTTGGATATTTCCACTGCAGGGTGCGCTCATCGAGCTGAAGCTTATCACCATGCTGATAGTTAAGCGCTTGCTGGTGATACCAAGGTATCGTAGCCACAACAGAGCTATTGATCTGCTTAATGACGTCCGCCCTGAATTGATCAAAAATCCGCTCAAGGACGTAGTGTGCCGAGGCGACGATGAAGAAGAGGATGCTCTCTAGGCTTGCCACGGAGAAGCGGGAGGAGAAGGTATCACCCTCTCGCAGTCCATACCGCTCTCTGATTGTCTGGTCTGCCATGAAGGCATCGGTCATCTGCGTCTTGATCTCTTGTACTGTACGAGCCATATCTAGCGGAAGGTTGTATTGAAGGACGGAGCGAAGATTTGCCAGTGAATCCCAGTGTTATCATTAAGCGTGGCAGGGGACACTCCCTCTGCGTGACAATAGCGCTCCATTGGCTTATTGTAGGTCTGCTGGGTTGTGATGGGCATGTGGGGCGGTGGCTCTGTCATAGACAGCCCCTGAGCGAGAGCGAGGTCAATCCCCGCCTCCCACGCTCCAGTGAGCTCAACCCCCACATCCCACCACGTCTGCCCATGCTTTATAGTCGTCTTACCCATAGGAACCTGCGCATGGTATACCAGCCAGCAAATACGAGGAGAAGGATGATAACAATTCGGTAAATGCTTATCTCGGCTCGTCGCAACCAGGAGCGAGGTTTCTCCACCTCCACCACAACGGGATAGCTTACTGAGTCTCGGCGTTCGATATACGCCGTATCATGACGTACCAACTCCCTCCAGCGGGTATGCCATCGGTCTTTATAGACCGTGTCACCACGCCTCTCGATGTAGACGCTATCATGCTGGTAGATGCTGTCACGCACCATCTTCAAGCGGTCTTTATACTCTACCTTCGTGCGCTCCACCTCTACGGTCTGCACCCGTACTCCACAGCTCATCAGGAGCAAAAGCCCAAGGGCGATAAGGAGGCTAATCAAGTATTTCATATTAGTCTGTACTAGTTGCGATAGCGAGGGATCGATTCAGCGCCTGTAGCACGACACGCTCTATTTCGCTGGTGTCCGCGATATCCATCATTGTCACCTCGAATCGCTCGATGAGTTTCGCTATTGAGATATTAATTGTTGTTGGTCTAGATCCACCCGTGGCAATCGCTTCGGCGGTCTTATTGCCCTTGCCTCCTTTTCCCCCCTTACCTTCCCCCGACAGACCTAGTGTATCTGATGGGGCTGAACCCTTGAGCCCTGGAGTTTCAATCTGAAGGGTTTTCTTGAGCTTCTTCTTATCCTTTGCTTGTTCTGTCTTTAGATTACGTTGCCAGTCACCCTTAACCCCATCAACAACTTGCTTAGTCTGCTGGACGGCAGTCTTGGCGGAGTTCTTTCCTGCTACATTTCCGACCCCATCTTTGAATGTTGACCAAGCTTCGGAGAAGTTCCCTGACAGGAGAAGCTTGAGAGCCTTCCCCACCTTCCCTAGCCCTTCGAGCATCTCATTGATGCGATTGACGACATAGTCCTTGATGACGGATCCGAGCTTCTTGAACGTATCCCAAGCCGTCATCAAGAAGGCTCGGAAGGATGCGAACTTATTCCAGAGGTAGATAATTCCAGCAGTCAGAGCGGCTATTGCGACGATCACGATCCCGATGGGATTTGCCGAGAGTGCAACGTTCAATAGCCACTGCATCGCAGTCCATGCTTGCGTAGCGATAGAGACTACACTCATCACACCCGCATAGGCAGTGAGAGCGATGGTCTTGGCATTAATCGCTAGGGCTACAATTCCGATGATACTCCCGACAAGGGCTAGCTCCATCCACCATTTTTTGACGAAATTGATAACTCCTGTGAGGATAGAGAAGAAGCCACTGATCGCCTTAGATACGTAGGGGATAGCTTTGCTGAAGAGGTCAAGGAAGCTCGACACAAAGGGGCGTATCTGCTCGAAGAGCTGAATAGCCATCTCCTGGAGGTTATCTATAAGCGTTGACCATCGTCCACCGATGGTTTGAGCTGTAGCATCCATAAGCCCATGGAACTGTCCCCCCTCAGCCGTCGCATGCTCAATAGCAGATGCAACCATATCGGCGGAAATCGCCCCCTTACTCATTGCTTCCTGAAGCTTCTCATAGGTCAGCTCAGGATGCATCTTCTGTAGCTCTTTCAGCGGATTGAACCCCGCATTGATGAACTGCATAAGATCTTGCCCCATTAGCTTACCACTTGCAGACACCTGCCCCATGACAAGAGAGAGGGAGGAGAGCTTCTCCTTACTACCCCCCGAGATATTCCCAAGTTGTTTGAGGTAGGTCATCACCTTGTCGGTCGACACACCAAAGGAGAGCATCTGCTGAGCATTGCTAGTGAGATCTAGCTTTCCGAATGGACTCTCAGAAGCGAACTTGCCGATGTCTCCCAGGATGGACTTTGCCCTCTCTTCATTTCCAACCAGAGTCGTAAAAGCTGTAGCAGTCATCTCTGCCTCTGCTCCAATCTTCGAGATAGCTCCGATCCCTGAGGCGAGCAGGGTGTAGGGGTTGGTGAGGAACTGCATCCCTGGGATGGACATCAGAGAATCGCCGAGGGTAGACGGGGAGAACGCCTTCTTAATACTTGCTCCTACCGAGCTGGCTTTCTCCTGGATACTCTCCAGCTGGGTAATCACCTTACGTGCCTCGGTCATCACATTGCCCGAGTCACTCTGTAGCTTGATGAGGAGCTTTAAAATGCTGTTCATCCCTTATTACCCTTGGCTTCTAGTTCTCTGATATCTTTCACGTAGCGCAGTTTCCACGCCCAGACCTCATCGGGGAGGTCATCGGGAGCGATGCCTAGGTAGTACTCGAGGAGCGTATCGAGGAATAGAAAGCCATCCATTCCTACGACATCTACCTCGGCATCGCTTAGAGCTTTTTTACCTCTGCTTCCTTGACTTGGCTGATCTCGTCGATCTTCTGCACGACAGCAAGGAACAGCTCGTCATCTGTGCGAATCTCTTCATCCCCTTCCAGCCAAATCTGATTAAGCATAGTCTCACTCATTCGGATGGGATCCTTTTGCGTGGAGACATAGCTAAGATCCTTACGGTTAGGCTTGCGAACGAGGCAACTCTTATCCTCGACGGTGATCTCATAGACATGCTTGTGCTTGTCCTTGTACTGCTGGATTTGTTCTGCTGTAAATACCATTCTAATCTTATTCTAATGCTGTTAGACTGACTTCTTCGACAGGAAGACGAAGGGAATGGACTTTTCTTGGTACTTGTCCCCCTGCTTCCACTCCGTGCTATCCTCGGTAAACTCGCACCCAGAAAGTGCGTCTGTGACCATCACGTCTCCCTTGCTGGGGTTACCGTAAGCAACAACCATGGAGAGTGAACCTGACAGGATACTCCCACCCATAGCAAGGCGAAGGGTTTCATATTCGCTTTGTAGAAGGGTCAACTCTCCTTCATAGGTGATATTGCCAGACTGAATGCAATGGGGTCTATTCCCCTTGGCATGGACAGCCTCCTTATCTTGCTTCTCGGAGTACTTTACCCCTCGGAAGCCCTTGATGTCACGACCAGCGACAACTAGGGAGATGTCAGACCATTCAAATTCTCTTGTATTGACCATAGCGTTTACTTCTTATCCGTTGATGGTTCAGATGCCGTCACGAGGAAGCCCAGGGCAACATCGATGTAGCGAGCATAGCCGTGAGGGCGCACCTTCAGGGTGAGCTCAATCTTACTCGTTGCTACGACATTCTGCTTAGGGTCGATCACACAACGACAGCCCTCACCGTCTTCACTCGACAGCTCACCCGAGGCTGTCATACTTCGGTTGATGGCATCTTCCACCTTCTGCTCCCAAGCCTTAATGATGGGAGCCTGTAGCGTGCCATCCTCGTTGAGCTCCAGCTCATCGAGCATGAGGTCGAGGAGGCTATCATAGCACAGACGGTATGCCTTATCGATCACTCGACGATTGGCGATCTGTGCATAGTCATCGGTAGGCGAGGTCGCTAGGTTATCGTCGGCGACGAAGTAGCCCGTGCGACCTACATATCTCCGAAAGGTCATATACCTCTTCTCGTAGAGTTCGATAATCTCACTCTGCACCTCCTCGATCGGCTTACCATCGAGGTAGAAGGTCTCTGGCTTGAGTGCTCCATCACGCACTCGCCCAGCATTACGCTGAACGGGGATTGATGCGATACGCCCAGCAAGGATACCTAGGCTAGCCCCCTTATCCTCCTGCTTGGCGCTTCCCACAAGCACACCTACTCGATTGTAGCTCTGCTTGGAGAGGTCTCTGAGGTTCTTACCCGTGTAGCCACGACCATCGATAACGATGAAGAGGGGGGCATACAGCTCTGTGGTTGCCCAATCGGCGAGTACCTGAGCATCAGGAAGAGCGGTATAGACATCTGGCGATAAACCTTCGGTCACCTCTTCGCTATCCCCCGCACTGCTCGAGAGGAATACTGCTCGGAGAGCCCCACTATGTCGCTCAATGAGCTTACGTACAGCACCCTCCTCTTTGGCAAGGAGCTCAGTCATCTTTTTAGCGGGATCAACCCCACAAACGACGACCTCAGCCCCCTCCTCCGCCTGTCGATAGAACTCACTTACATAGCGTACGAGAGCTGGATTATTCTCTTTGGTAATACCGAGGGCGGTCAACTCGGAGAGCTTACGAAGCTTATAGCTGATACCGAGCTCAAAGGTTGAGGCGACAGCTGTCGCTCCAGCGACAATGGCAACTAGCCCATCAGGGCTAGTCCCCACTGTGCCAAGCTGACCAGAGAGGAAATTGATTTTAATTCTTGGTAACATAATCCTCTAGGTTAGATTTACTCTGCAGACTCTACGAGGAGCATCACCCCCTTCTTATCGAATCGACGACCTGATCCCCCTGCACGCTGGTCAAAGGACATCACTTCACCGTAGTACTCTGGGCTTGATTCTTCGTAGTACATATTGGTTTCGCCAATAGCACGGGAGACACAGCCCTCCTGCCAGGCGAGACCAGCACCAAGCTCTGTAGCCTCATGTGCATCTCCATCATAGAGGATGGTCTCTGCATCAGCCTTGAGGCGTAGCACCTTAGCTCGCTTCATGATGTGGAAGCCGTAGAGCTGACCGAGGATACCTCGCTGGGCATCGGCGGTTGCAAAGAATGCATGCTTGTCAGCCGCACTCAGACTCCCCAGGAGTTTATTGTACATCACGGGGTCGAGAAGCAAGTAACGACCTTCTTCAGCAATACCCTGGAGGTCGAACTGAGTCTGAAGTTCAAGGATGTCATCAGATGTGACCTTCTTACGCTTACCTGTAGCACCCGAGTGGGTGTGTGCCTTCATCAGCTCACCTGTCGTTCGGACGATGCCACCATGAGACTTAGCCCATTGTTCTAGGATGTAGTTGTGGATGACTCGCTGAAGCTCCGCCTTATCATTATAGATAACCGAGTTCCGCTTATCATAGGATAGCTCTACATCCATGATATTTTGGAGGCGGATAGGGTCGGTTGAAAAGGGCTCAAGGTCGTAGGTCAGATCCTTGTCTTCTCTCGTCCCGACTGTAGCAGGGAAAGTCGAACGGTTTCGTTTGACACCACTAGGCGCTCCTGCATTGGGGACATGCACTCGATGAAAATCCACAAACGCCGAATCGTCAATGGATTTTGCGACGAATGAATTATTAGGGAATAGGTTTTCCTGTATGGCTCTCAGCCAAACTTCTCTATTCAATGCCATTATTCTTCTCCTTCTTATTTAAGTTAGTTCTGATAGTCTACGCCGAACTCTTCCTTGTAGAGGCTTGCAAACCCCTCAGGGTCAAACTTCTTGTACTCTGCAAGGAGGTTCTCCTTATCCAGCTCTCGCCACGTCTTCCCTTGGAATTTATTCGTGCCCGAGCCATTAGGCTGAGTGTACTGCTTAGCAGAGTGGAACTGCTTAGCTCCAGCATTCTGCTTGGGGAGGCTAGCCAGCAGAGCTTCGGTATTCTCTCGGTCGCTCTTGAGTAGGTTCAGGTAGGTGGGCTTCTGCTCCTGAGTGATACGCCCATCTGCGACAGCCGTATTAAGGAGCGCCTCCAGCTCCTTCGCTTCCAGCTCAGCAACCCGCTCCTTCAGATTGGTGATCGTCTTGTCTGCCTCCTCCAGCTTCGCTGTCTGACCCTGCAGACGAGCGACAATGTCTGCCTCTGTCGCATTAGCAAAGCTGGGAATCCGTTTAATTTCATCTAGTAATGCCATTGTTCTGGGTTCTTGTGCCTCGTTTCTCTCGAGGCGGTTGTTAAAAACTTGATAGATATCGTCGGTACTGCTTGACTCATCCAAGGCGGTCTCCTCGGGTAGATCATGGATGCCATCGATCATCCCAAGGTCTAATGCCTCCTTGGCGGTCAGCCAGTGATCCTTGCCGTCGGCGAAATAGCGACTATGCACCTCCTCCTTGGTGAGGTTGGCTCGCTGAGCAACCATCTCAGCTAGACTCCCCTCAAGGTTCTCGATGAGGTCTGCCGTCTCTCGGAGCTCTTTTGCCGAGCCGTAAGCGCCCCCGCTGACCTTATGGAGCATCAGTCGTGCGTACTGCGACATGTAGAGAGGCTTGCCACAAAGGGCTATTACCCCTGCGATACTCGCAGCTATGCCATCCACATAGATCTTGATATTTGCTTTGCTCTGACGCAAGGCATTGAAGATGGCAATGCCTGTAAAGACATCCCCACCCGTCGAGTTGATACGTACATCAATGGAGTTGTACTCCCCCTCGAGGGCGAGAAGCTCAGTGACTACTCGCTGACTATCGATGTCGCCCCACGGACCGACATCCCCATAGAGTAGGATGGTTGCGCCTCCGTCTGACTTGGGCACATAATTGAAGAATTTGCTAGGTCGATTCATACAGTTCTCGCTCGATTTCTATGGCAAAAGTATGGGGTCATTTCCATGCCTGCAAACTGAATATTTACCATAATAACACTTTGATATTATGATAATTACAAAGCATTACTATCATAAATATCCGATTTGAAATACCCCATAGAATACCTCAATTTTGCACCGAATCAGGCACGTAAAATGAGATCAATATGAACAATCCAAGAAACATCAAGTACATCGCTGTACACTGCACTGCAGGGAGTCAAAGGACGACGATTCCCGACCTGCTTGCAGTGTTCAAATCCCGAGGCTTCAAGGCTCCAGGCTACCACTATGTTATCTCGGCAGATGGCATCATCCATCAACTCCTCTCTGAAGACCAGATATCCAATGGAGTCAAGGGCTTCAACTCCGTGAGCATCAACGTCGCTTACATCGGTGGGGTCATCTCCCAAGAGGGAGTCCTTAAGAGCGTAGACAACCGTACCCCCGAACAGAAGGCGAGTCTCAGGACGCTCATCGGGGCGCTCAAGAAGAGATACCCTCAGGCAGTCATCCAGGGGCATCGTGACTTTTCTCCCGACACCAACGGTAACGGTGTCGTCGACCCGTGGGAGCGCATCAAAGACTGCCCTTGCTTTGATGCTAAGGTCGAATACGCCGACATCAAGTAATCATGGCAAACCAAGACGTCATCCACACCATTGCCACCCGCCTTGTCGTGCCCCCTCCCGTCTTTGTGTCTCCTCGAGCACACGCCGTTGGGGCAGACGCAACTGAGGCTAGTCGGCATGAGTTTGATCGACTCAGCGAGGAAGAGCAAGCGGATGTAGTGCGCTACAATTCGCTGGGAGTACCGATGGTGCTCCCGCTCTCCCTGCGCTTGCCACTGGCTGGAGAGACGGATTGGCTACTCCCCTATGAGCCCATGATCACGATCACGGGGAAGCACATCATCACGAAGAGGCAAGTC